TTAATAGACAGAGTACGTAGTTTAGATAATGAAATTATCCGGCAAGACACTATGATTAAAACTATATTAGGAGTACCTAACCTTATTAATATAGATAAAATAGCAAAGGCAGATAGAGATGACCAAAGAAAAGATTAAAAGAAAAAGAGGCAGACCTTCTAATGCAGAAGTAGCTGCTAGAAAAAAAACAGAGCAAAAAGATTTAGCTTTAATTATTTGTATGTATGTTGGTTTGTTTATTGTTATAGCTTTTTGTGTAAACCTTGCACTAGCTAGTGAAATGACTTTCAAGTTTAAGTCGCCAAGCTTTTCAGGAGTTAATACATCTCAACATTATTTAACAATAGAAAATCAAGAACACACTAGATACAAAACTATACAAGAAGAAATAGAAGCTTTAGTAGAGCAAGCAGAAAGAGACCAACAAAATACTACTACAGCTAGATTTATAAGAAACTTTGAAACTAGAGTTTATGCCAAACTTTCGCAACAACTTGTAGAAAAATTATTTGGAGAGACTCCACAAGATAATGGAACAATAGAGTTAGAGGGGAACACTATTGATTATAAAGTAGATACTACAAACATTACATTGACAGTCACGAATGAAGATAACAAACAGACAGTTATTACTTTTCCTCTCAATAGTTTTACTTTCTAGTTGTACTGTTTTTTATGATGATGCTTTGCCTAATCAAGAGATTTCTAAGTATCCTGAAAGAGATGGAGTAATAAATAAAGCTATTACTGAAACACTACCTGCAGAAAAAAAACCTATAGTAGCTGTATATCCAACTTCATTTACAGACCAAACTGGACAAAGGAGAAGCAATAATAGCTTTGCTACATTTAGTACAGCAGTCACACAAGCACCTTATGTTTTACTTATAAAAACATTGAAAGAAGTTTCAGGCGGAGAGTTTTTTGAAGTAGTAGAAAGAGTGGGTTTAGATAACCTTACAAAAGAAAGACAGCTTATAAGAAGCACAAGAGAATCTTTTGATGACCCACAAAAACTTAAGCCTTTAATGTTTGCGGGTTTGATAATGGAAGGTGCAATTATAGGCTATGAGACTAATACTAGAAGCGGAGGTAGAGGTGCAAGGCTATTAGGTATAGGTGCTTCTAAAGAATATAAACAAGATACTGTGACTTTATCTTTAAGAACTGTATCTGTATTAACAGGCAGAGTATTGATAGAAGTTTCAATAACAAAAAGCATTTTAAGTGTTGGCACAAATCAAGACGGATTTAGGTTTATAGAAAACAGAACAGAGCTAATTGAAATAGAAAATGGTGATGTAGAAAATGAAAGCGTCACGATAGCATTGCAGTCTGCTATAGAAGAAGCAATATTAGCTACTATAGAAAAAGGAATTCAAAAAAATTTTTGGAGTTATAAGGAATGATAAAACTATTACCAGTTATATTTTTGTTATCAATAAATATTTTTGTTGCAGACAATGAAATATCTATTGACCAAACTGGAGCTACAGCTAATTTAGATATAGAGCAATTAGGTTCTGGAAACTTAATTGGCGGTTCAACTGCAACTGCTGGTTCTATGACAGCCTTGGATTTAGATGGTGCAACGATGACTTTAGATATTAACCAATTAGGTAATTCTAATTTATTTAGAGGCGATATATATGCAGATAGCTATACTGGATTTTTTGAATTTACAGGAGACTCTAATACATTTGCTATGCAAACAGACCCAAACAATACTTATGGTGCTGATAGCTCAAATGTAAATGTACAAGTATCAGGCTCTTCAAATGCTTTTACTTTAAACCAAGCTACTAATGCAATGGCATCTACACTAGATTTAGATTGGACTATCAATGGTTCAAACAACAGCATAACATCTTCTATTGACCAAGATTTAGCTACAAACTATATGAATATTAGTGGCTCTGATAATACAGTCACTTTTGATGGAGATGGCTACCAAGGTGCATATTTTCATCTGACTCATACTGGAGGCTCTAGAACTATAAATGTCACACAACAAAGTACACTTGATAATGATTGGCTCAAGATTACTTCTTCTGGTTCTAATGGTACTTTCTGTGTCAATCAAAACGACCAAGGCACTAGCACAAGTTGTTGATATAGGAACAGTAGAACAAGTATCAGGATATGCTCGGATAGAAAGAGATAAGAACTATGATGTAGTGACTGACTTTGGGATTCAGTCTTACGACAAAGCACAAACTGAAGCAGGTCGTATGGGCATAAGGTTTGTAGATGATACAACTATAAGAATTACAGAACACTCTATGGTTGTTATAGATGAATTTGTTTTTGACCCAAACCCTGATAACTCAAAGTTAGCTTTGAATTTTGTAAAAGGTACAGCTAGATTTACTTCAAGCTTAACCAATGCAATATCAAAAAAAAATATTAAGTTAAAAACTAATTCTGCAGTAGTCGGTATACGAGGTACAGATTTTACTATTACAGTAGAACCTGATACTGGTAAGAGTTTATTTATATTATTGCCAGATGAAAATGGTAATCCTTCTGGAGAAATATCAGTCACAACTGCTATTGGAACAGTTATATTAAACAAGCCATATCAAGCAACAACGACTAGAGTTTATGAAGCAATGCCAAGTAAACCAGTCATTTTAGATTTGTCTTTAGATTTTATAAATAATATGTTGTTGATTGCACCACCAGAAGAAGATAAAGAACAAGAAGAAGAGCAATCAGAAAGCAAGCAAGATAATAACTTGTTAGATTTTGGAGAGTTAGATATTGATTATTTAGCCGATGACTCTTTAGATAAAGACGAATTAGAATTTACAGAACTAGATTATGATGCTTTGAATGTAAATTTTTTAGAAGATTTACTTGATATAATTACAGAGCTTGATGTTTTAGATAATGAAGAAGAACTTACTCAAACAATATCTGCTGTAAATATAGAAGGAACTAATATAGGTCAAGACCAAAAAACACAGATAACAACAGTAGTTTCAGGTCAAGAAATAAAACTTACAAGAGAAGTTGCACAATCAACATCTATACAAATAGATAGTGGCGAAAGTTATTTAGTTGTATTAGAACAAGATGGAGTAATGAATCAAGTTAAAGTAAATGGTGGAGGGTCATCAGTAATAGTGATAAGACAAAGTCAATGAAAAAAATATTATTAACAATAATTACATTTGCATTTTTATTAGGTTGTACAGAAACAATCGTAGCTTATGATGAAGCTACAAATAATTTTATTATGAAGCAAGGCAAAGCAACTGCAGGAACAATAACTGTAGATAAGAACGATAACTGTCAAGTAGTTGATGGAATCTTTGTGGTGTGTGGTCAATGAGTAAAATACTTTTAGGAGTTATAGCAGTTTTGATTTCTATATGTGGATTTTTGTATTGGCAAAATTCTTCTCTTCAATCTTTGAACAGAGCTTATGAGTTAAGAGACCAAGAACAAAAAGAAGCAATAGAAAATATGCAACAAGATTTTGAAATGCAAACACGAGGATTAGTAGAACTTCAAACAAGAAACCAAGAAATCCAACTAGAGATGAATAGGTATCTTGATATTTTTAAAAGACACAATCTTAGCAAGCTAGCAGCAGCTAAACCGGGGTTGATAGAAAAGAGGGTGAACAATGGAACTAAAGAAGTATTTGATGGCATTGAAGCAGATAGTCGTATTATTGATGGTCTCGATGATGGCTTACAGTTGCAGCCTGATTCCTAAACAAGTAGATGTAATAAGCAAACCTCTCAAAAGAACCATAGCTCAACCAGTTATGCCTAGAGAGATAGATTTAAATGAGCCATATTGGTTTGTAGTATCAGAGCTTAATGTTGATGAATTTTTAGAAAGAGTAAAAAAAGAAGAAGGGCGAATAGTCTTTGTAGCTATGTCAATTCCTGACTATGAGTTGATGGCTTACAATATGCAAGAACTAAAGAGGTATATAAATGAACTTAAAGAAGTGGTGGTCTACTATAGAAAAGTCACTACCAACGAGGAATAAGAAAATGAAGATATCTAAAGAGGGCATTGCTCTTATTAAAAAGTTTGAAGGCTTAGAACTTACAGCCTATCAAGATAGTGTTGGTATATGGACAATAGGTTGGGGTCATACCAAAGATGTTTTTGAAGGCATGGAAATATCTAAAGAAGAAGCAGAAGCCTTTTTAGAAATAGAACTTGAAGAGTTTGAAAGCTATGTAGAAGATTTAGTAGATGTAGAATTAGAGCAATGTCAGTTTGATGCACTAGTGTGTTGGACATATAACTTAGGACCAACAAACTTAGCTAGTTCTACAATGCTAAAAGTTTTAAATAAAGGTATGTATGAAGAAGTTCCGTATCAAATGAAAAGATGGAATAAAGCAGGAGGAGAGGTACTTAACGGATTAGTAAGAAGGCGTGAAGCAGAAGCTCTTTTATTTCAAGGAGAGCAATGGCATGAGGTGTAAATGGCATTAGTAAAGTTTCAGTTTAAACCCGGAATAAATAAAGAGTCTACAGCTTATGCTGCAGATGGTGGGTATGTTGACTCAGACAAAATAAGATTTAGAAAGGGTGTGCCTGAAAAGATTAATGGTTGGACAAAAAATAGCACAAATACTTTTGTAGGCACTTGTAGAAAAATACACAACTATAGCGATACCGGTTTAACTAATTACACAATTCTTGGAACACACCAAAAGCTTTATGTTAAAGAAGGTAATGCTTTTAATGACATTACTCCTATACGACTTACTACTGCTGCAGGAGATGTGACATTTGCAGCAACAGAAAACTCAAGCACTCTTACTGTGACTGATGCAAACCATGGAGCTAATCCGGGTGACTTT